CGAGTTGCTGAGGGCCACGGTCTCTGTGCCGGGCTCCATGAAAGCATACGCCATGAACATTCTTCGTCCCGTGTTGTTCAACCTTGAACACGGTATAGATGATTTTATTCCTTCGAGAGGTCAGATGATGGGTTCCTTTTTGTCTTTCCCTTTACTTTGCTTGCAGAACAGGATCGCTTTCCTGTATGCCGGCGATAGTGTCGGGATTGACAATTCCGAGTTTCCGTGTCTGATTAATGGCGACGATATCTTGTTCCGCTCCGGTCCGCACTTCAGTGCGCACTGGATGAACACTGTCTCATCGTTGTCACTAGAGGTTGAAAAGACTAAGACCTCCGTTTCCCCGGAGTACGGTTCGCTTAATTCCACACTTTGTGAGCGTCGAGGCGCTTTCTATCGTGTGGTTGCGACTGTCCGTATGGGAATGCTGCGGGAGTCTGAATCTCTTGATACCCTCTCAAAAGGTTTTGATGATTTTATTGCTGGATTAAAGGGGTCACTCCGTTTTCGAGCGGCGATGGCCTGGTTCAGCTGGAACATAGGAAAAATTAGACCCTTAGGTCTGACTACGCACGACTTGGGTTTTAGAGGCCCACTTGCGTACAGAGCTACAAAGAGATTCGGCCTTCGTTGCGGCCCAAGTAATCGGACTGTACCGAGTTTGAAGATAGATAACGGATTGACGCTCGCCTGCGAGTACGTCGATGCCGATTTATTAGATGACGAGGAAAAGAAAGATAACTTGGCCGAGTTGGCCGCGTGGAAGTGGAGGACGGCTTATGAGGTTTTCTCAGCCAGGCGCGCTGCAATGCGCTTTCATCTAGCCATTTCGTCTACCAAGATTGATGCTCCGAATTTTAAGCCGTACTTGTACGGCGGCGAGTCCGGTGTTCTTTCTCGAAGTAGCGGTGGCGCCAAAGTGTATATGCAGCGTGTGAAAAGAATTGATCGTGGGTTCCCGCTCCTCATTCCGATGAGGGGCAGGTTGCCCACTTATGAGGAGTTCCTCGCGGGAGAGGTAGACGTCGGCTCCGTTGAGCCATACACAAAAGAGAAGAAGAAATGAACCTAACGCCGTAGGACAGAGGACAAGGCTTAGCGCTCCCTCCTCTGAGAAAGTAGACATAAGAAACATGTGCGCCCCCGCAAGGGGTTAGCGCTGCGTTTACCCGGTTGGAACCCGGATCTTGTGTTTGCGAGGCACTGTTATGATTCACGGGGTGACCCGTCCTTGGATTAAGCCCAGTGTGAGCCGATTCGTTCGGCCGCTCGGTGGCGTCTGACAGATGTCGTGGGGTAGGAGGCAGCGGTCCCTTGGCAAACCGATTGTCTCGGCCGGTCGTTTGAAATAGGATGGGGGGGCAGGATGGAAACACC